TCAATTGTTTCGTATACTTTACCAATTAAATCATCTTTATTTATGTAAAATTTTGCAAGTTGATTAATTCTAAGTATTTTTTCAAGATTGTCTTGAGGATTCAATGCTAAATAATCTAAATCTTTTTGAGATAAAATTTGATTTCCTGAATCTAGAGAGGAGAGAAGTCGAGAGTAGATGTGATCTTTATTTTGAAAATCATATGTTGCTTTTTCTATAAGGGATGATAGGGTTGAGGATGATTGGGACATTGAAGATGAAGTTGTGATTATTGTTGTGTTTTCGTCAGGTTGGGATAGAATTACTTCTATGTCGTCTGTGGGATTTGGAGGGGTTTGGGAAGTAGAGGGAATTGTTTTTTTTGTCATTATTTTTGGTTTCACCTCCTTTTTGGGACTGAGATTTGTTAGAATGATACTGAGGAGACACAGGAGAGATTGGATACATCTGTTGATTTAGTTTTTTTACCAGTTATGTGTTTGCGTCTTAATGCATATAAATGATGAGCTAACATAATAATAGTATAAAATCTGTCATCGTTCATTATGCGTTCTTTGTCTTTAGGTAATTTGTATGACTTATTTGTCTTTTCTGGATTCTCAAATTTATAAATAGATGTTATTTCTGTCTTTAAAATATCCATATTGATTAACGAGACTTCTTCTTCAAATGAAAGATTTTTCTTAACTAATTTTACCTCTTCACCTTTTATTTCTTGTAATGTTACATATCCTTTTGAGTCATATTCTTTAGGAAATTTTATTAAATCTAATTGCATCAATTCAATAAATTCATCAACCATTTGAGTTCTATATTTATTAGGAGATACTAAATTTAATATGTCACTTGTATTTGGATATCTTTTCTCATAACCCTCATATCCTTCATATTTTGTATCTAAAAATCCTTTATGAATCAACCCTTTGCCGTCTGCCCATTCTTCAATTAAATTATCTGAGTATGCACTAATTCCTCCTCCACCTGCTCCGCTATCCACGTTGATTGTTTCTATATTTTCATAATCTGGGAAGTTACCATTATATGCTACAATATATTCTTTCAATGCTTTAATTTGATCTGGAGAAGCCATTTTATATCCTTTTTTACTTGCTATATCAATGAGATTAGTACAGTTAACAATTTCTCCATAATACCCAATGTTTTCATTATATATAATTTTCATTACAGTAACTATAGAATTGTCTCCTTTACTTCTCGCTGGGTCAAAAGCAATAGCATATTTTCCACCTTCTACATAATGTAATTCAGGTAATAAAAATGATTCATTACGTCTGATTTGCCCCCACTTCACAATTTGATTTTCGCCTCCGTCTTTTGTGAACTTGTTATAATATTCACGAAGGCATTTTTCACGATTTGCTCTCATTGCACTGTCTATTTTTGTCTGTGTTATAAGAGGGGGATATAACTCTCCGTCCAATGTTGGATTTAAAGGAATATCACAAGGGATATCGCAACAAAAGAAATCTGAATTTCCAGCAAACATCTGTTTAGCAAAGTTTTTGTAATGTTTATAAAATGTTGTATCAACATCACTTGCAGATGAAGCATAAATTAATTGTGTTGGGCATTTCTTCTTTTGGGCTTTTATATTAAAATCTTTTTTAGTGGATGTTTTAAAATTTGACTCTTGTGCTGCAAAAGCTTCCATTACACTTATTGCGTTTTCGGACATAAAACCACTTTCATCAAAAAATACAAGTGTTGCACGTTTCAAATGTTATCGTGAGAGCTTTTTATCCCCCACTTCTTATGATTGTATTTATCATAAGTTCGGCGTACCTTTTCACCTTCAGCATTATCTGTTAAGGGGTGAGAACTCTTGGGACTCTTATTTTAAAGAGTGGTATTAAATACCAAGATTATATTCTGTAATTTATTTTATATTATTACAGTTTCACTTCCTACGCTCTGCGTGTGACTAGACTATTACATCTATCGGATATGTTCCCATATCCTAGTTCCTAAGAACGCCTTCCACTCGGGTTGACATTTCAGCTTTTCCCGTTTCTTTCTCACTTTATTTACAAGTCATTTCTGACCAGAGAAGCAAACGATGTGCAATATCGTACATCTACTTCTATTATTATCTGGGTCTCCATTAAGAGAATATATTTCACTTCCATTATAAAATCCAACATTAAACCCAGATTGTGCATGACTAAAACCAGTTTGACATGCAGGAGATTTAGATGTCTCTTGTCTGACGATATCCTGTAAATCGTCAAGAGAACTAGCTGTTTTCCCCATCCCTAAAACTATTTCTTCAATTTTAGTAAATAACTCTTTGCTTTGATCTCCTACTGGGGCTGCAATATAGATAGATTGATTTTCGTACAGTACAGCTTTTAGTATTATTATTATTGCTCCAAGAAATGATTTCCCTGCTGATCGAGAACAAGCCCATAAGACCATTGGTTTATTCCATGACTCTTGCAATATATATTTTTGCACATCTAGTAACCTAATTCCCAAAAGAACCTCGCAAGCAATAATTGGATTGCGTCTGAGAAATTTAATTGTTCTAGAATTTGCTGTATAAAGTTCAATTTTTTTTGTACTTAATATATCTCTACTTCTTTTAGACATTAATAAGATCACCTGTCTTAAACTGTGTTTGCTCTATTTTTTGATTACCACACTTAACATGCAATTGTCTATTTTCTTCTTCTAAATCTAATACTTTTGATTTTAAGTCACCTAACAATTGTCTTTGAGTAAGAAGCATGTCGTTCAAATCATTTTCATCAAATTGTAATTGCTCTAAAATACTTTTATGAGATATGTCTGCTACCAATTTCATTCCATATGCTTTATTTTGATCATAATAATCTTGTTCAGCATCTTCAAAATTCAATTCTCTATATTCTTTCATTAAAGATGTTAATGTGGATTTCCCTGCTGATTTATCTCCTCGATTCTTTACAGAAATTGAATTTTCTTTGGCAATTTTATCTGTACTACCTACTATTTGACTCTTGGTGGCTGACAAAGACTTTATATCTCCTTGATTAGAAATTAATGTTTTTGTATCATTACTTAAACTTGAAATAACTAAATCTATTTTTCTAATTTGGTTGTTATTATTAACTAATTGTAAAACTTGTGAAAGTTTGAAAGCATCACCTAGCAAATCCTCGTCTAAGTAAGAAATTAACTCATTAAATAAAAACTTCTGGTCAAAATTTGAATATCCTGAGAATGGATCATATCCCATAAGTCTAATTACATCATCTTTAACTCGCAAATCTTTCTCAGTTAATTGTATATTATAATCCAAATCCCTTACTTCTAATTCTAAAGCGTTAGTTATAAGGTCTTTTCCAGTTTCTTTATCAAATAAGAATTTAGGATCAAAACCAGTTAAAGAATTATTAAAATTGCCCAATGAATTTACTTTTGTCATATAAATTTTAAAAGGATGAGAAGATTGATTATTTACACACTGCTTCATTGCTCCATCATAATCACCCTCATTGAATGGAATATCAAACTTCATACAAGTTATTAAGATAGCTTTCTTCATATCTTTTAAAATATTATAATAAGTATCATAAGTTCTCCAAACACATTCTTTACAAAAACCCATCCACGGATGATCTGGATGTTTTAAATTTATTCCTACGTATAAAGGAGATAGACTTTTATAAAAAGTTGATGCTCCTTTTACAGAAGATTTTGCTTCTCCGCACATAGGGCATGTTATTGTATTATTATCAATATCAACTTGTGGCACAATTGAATTATTTGCCACTGATTTCTTTTCTCTTGCCACTAAGTTTCACTTCTTCCTTTTTATTTAACTAACTTCTTTTAAATCTTTTTCTGTAATCTTTCTCAGTTTGCCGTATTTTTCATCGTTGATAAATTCACCAATATTAATATTATAATGTGAATGATATTTTTCATCTGACTTAAACCACTCTAATGCTTTATTATATTCATTTAACAAAACTTCATCTGATGGAAGGTAGTCTCTATTGGTATTAATAAAAACACCTTTCCATCCACGTCTTTTTAAATATTGATATCTTCTTATTTCTCTTTGTTTAAAATCTTCTTCTGTCATTTGTCCCATTTTTACGCACAGATCATGACCAGAACCATTTAGTTCAATATAAATTTTGTTATCAGGGAATGCGACATCTAAACTTGGTGTATTATTGGAATAATTTAAAATACCTCCCAATAATTGATGAACATACATTTGCTGTCTTGATGTTACTACTGTTCCATTTCTATAATATGTTTCTGCTTTCTTAATTTTTATTTCATTAATTTGAGAAATATTTTCTACTCCATATTTATTTTTAACTGTTTCCTTTGATTTTATTTTGAAATAATCTGTTCCCATTAAATATTCAGAACCATATTTTTCTAAGTTATTTTGTTTATTTTTATCCACAAATTCTGGTTGAGAAATGTGAAATTCAAAACCAAAATTAACTAAATTGCATTCTGATGTTTTCTTATTTTGACATCTTCTATTAGAACAACAATCTTTATGTATTGTAGAATTTATATTATTTTTAATATAATCTGCTACATTTTTAGGATAAATATCTCTACATCCTTCTTCTTGATAGTCACATTTAACTATTACTTTTGCTTCGCTATATTCTGGCATGTCTTCAATTTTTACAAGTAATTTCTTTGAGTAATCAATTACTACTCTTTTGTATTTATCAATTTTTGTCGGTATTTCATAGCCCTTTTCTCTGTATTGTGGTATTCTTTTATTACCTCTTAACCCTACTTCTACTTCTTTAGTTAACAACATAGTCAATTTCCTTCTTTCTACACATTTATCGATCTCTACACTTAAAAATAGAAAGGAGAGAGGCGTGTAGAGATGGGTAGCTACTCCCAAATTACCTCTCAACTTTGATCCACAAACTATTTTTTGTACCCAACAGAAAAACTCAGACATTTCTGCCTGAGTTCTCGACTTGATTACAAAACATTAAATTAATTCATAAAATAAAACTTAGATTTTAACGATTTATTATAAATCTAATCCAAAAACCCTCTCATATCCTCTTTAGCTTCCGCATATCCCTCTTCATATCCTTCATAATTTGCTTTATCATAAATATCTCCAAGCAATTCAAAAACATGTTTAGGACAC